GAGAAAGCCACGAACCGCTTTTTGACGGTGGCTGCGACCGAATATGTGCCCGATAGCGACCGGCTTTTCTTCCAGGTCGGCTGGAGCGGGCTTGGTTTCAAGAAAGGGTTCCACTGCCCTATCCGCCGCCGCCCGGTGATCGAAAGCGTCGATGCGAAGGATCTGATCGTCTCGAATAACGCGACCGACATCGATAATGCCGCGCGCGTCACCCATGCGATTTCGATGAGCCACGCGGTTCTGATTCGCATGCAAATCGCGGGCGCTTACCGCGAGGTGCAGCTCGGGAGCCCGGTCGAAAACACCACCGTCGTCGATGCTAAGATTGCCTCGGTCCAAGGCGTCAAGAAGCTTGGCTCGACGAAGCCAGAAAACATGGACCGGCCCATCCTCGAATGCTACTGCGACCTCGACATCGAGGGCTTTGAGCACAAGCTCAACAACCGCGTTACCGGCCTGCCGATCCCCTACCGCGTCACGATCGACAAATCGTCGCGTCAGATCCTCGATATCCGCAGGAACTGGAAGGAAGGCGATGAGCAATGCCTCAAGCGCAAGACGTTTGTGGCCTATCAGTTCATTCCCTTTATGGGCTTCTACCCGCTCGGGCTGATGCACATCCTGGGCAATACGACCAACATCATTACCGCGGCGATGCGCATCTTGATCGACGGCGGAATGTTCGGGAATTTCCAGACCTTCATCTATGCGAAGACGGGGACCGGCCAGGATAAAACCGATTTCCGCGCGGCGCCCGGCACCGGCATTCCGTTCAATGTCGGCCCCGGCGAGAAGATCGCGGACAAGATCATGCCCAATCCGGGCAAACCGATCGATCCGAGCTTCATCCAATTCATCGAGAATATCAAGCAATCGGCGCAGCGCCTTGGCGGCACTGCGGAAATGCAAGTTGGCGAGGGCAATCAGCAGGCGCCTGTCGGCACCACGATTGCGCTGATCGAGCAGGCTCAGAAAGTCATGAGCGCGGTCCACAAGCGGCTGCATCAGGCCCAGGCCGAGGAATTCCGGATGCTGCAGGAGCTGCTCCAGGAAGACCCCGAAGCGCTCTGGCGGCATAATGGCAGCGACTTCCATCCTTACAATGAAGAGCTGCTTCGCACAGCCCTGAATAATTTCGAGCTGGTGCCGCAGGCGGACCCGAATGTGCCAAGCCACATGGTGCGCATGGCCAAGGCCGAGGCCGGCCGGCAGCTTATCAAGGATGCCCCGCAAATGTGGGACATCAAAAGCGCCATCGAATGGTACTGCGACCAGCTAGGCGTTCCCGAACTCAAGCGCTTTATTGTCGATCCAGCCCAACAGCAGCAAGCCGATCCGCCGCCCGATCCGAATGTAATCCGGGCGCAGGCCGCAATCCAAACCGCCCAGGCTAAATCCTCGGATGCAGCTCAGGACCGGCAGCTTCGCATCCAAGAAATGGCGCAGAAGGCGCAGGACGCAGCCCTCGACCGCACCGCGCGTGTCGAGGAGCAAAAGCTCGAACTGGCCAAGGAATTGGCAATCCATCCCATGAGCGCCGGCATTGTGGCCGGCCAGCAAGCCCCAGGACTTCCGCCCCAATGACAAAGACCCTGACGCATGAAGAGCATCACAAGCGCATGGTGAAAATGGCCCATCCCGACGAGCGCGAGGATCGCAGCCTCGTCAAGAAGATGGTGAAGCCAGCGGCCCTTACCGGGCGCGCCCGCGGCGGCGTGGCTCCGGGCGGCAAGGGCAAGAAACCTGGCACCCAGGTCAATCTATTGATTGCACCGCGAGGCGGGCAGGATCGCGCTGGTCCAGTTCCCGGTTCCCCGGCCGCAAGCCCGGCACCGGGGGCTGGTATGCCTTCCCGGCCTCCGGTCCCGGTAGCGGTTCCGCGGCCTCCCGTTGGCCCAGCGGGCGGCCTTGCCGCGCTGCAAGGCGCTGGCGGGGCTCCTGGCATGCCGGGAGTAAAGCGCGGCGGCAGCGTCAAGTCCGCGGCCAAGCACAAGGAAAGCAAGCCAAAGCGCGCGGCTGGCGGCGGCGTCAAATGCCTCCACGGCTATGAAGCGGGCGCTGGCTCCGGTGAAGGCCGGCTTGAGAAGATCGAGCATTACGGCACCAAGCCGTCCAAGAAGATCCGTTGAATTTCGACGGGCATCTAACCCGGCTGGAGCGCGAGCTGCGCTCCGCCATCGAGGCCCGCCGCGATGAAATCGCCACACAACTCGTCTCCGGCAACGCGGTCGCGGATTTCGCGGACTACCGGCGGCTGACCGGCTATGTGGCGGCGTTTTCGGAAACGCTTTCAATCATGGACGAGGTGCGCGCGAGGTTAATGAAGGTCGAAGACTAAGAAGGCAAAGCAGGAAGGCAAGAATGATTGTAGAACAGCTCTCTTATAGTCCTGGGATCGACGATCCCAAAGAAGTCGTCATGAAACGCCTGGCGTCCGAGCTTGAGAAGTTTCCCGATGTTTATGGCGCGCGTGTGCTGGTTGCGACCGCGCCGTCGCCGAACACGCTGGGCCGGCTTGGGCTCATTGTTGCGACCGACACCAACAAGGCCGAGGGACGCTGGCAGGGCAAAGTGGGTTTAATTCTAAAACTTGGCAGCCGTGCGTTTGAGTGCGACCCGCGCTATCCCTCCTATGAGTGGGAAGGGCCGAAGCCCGGTGTTGGCGATTGGATTTACTACCGCACCTCCGACGCCTGGGAAACCGGCATTGGCGGGGTATCCTGCCGCCACATCTGGGATTCAGATGTAGTAGGCCGTGTCCTCGACATAGAGGCCATTTTCTGATGGGTGCAAAACAGCGTTTGCGCGCCATGCGGCGCGAGACCGGGGACCAGAACCTCTCGGTAAAAGTATCCGTGGCCGGCGGCGATGACGATGGCGGCATCGAGGTCGAGCTGAACGACGCGGCGCTTGATCAAAGCGCTTTTGCCGCGGATGACGGCGATCAAGCCGGCACGCTTGCGGACGATGACGGTGCCGGTCAGGTAATTGTTGCGGCCGATGACGGTGCTGGCGGCGAAGACCCGCTTGAGCCCTTGCGCCGGCAGCTTAAGGACGCGACCGAGGCAAGAGAAGCGGCCGAACGCAAGGCGTTCGAGGAAGCCCAGCGGGCGCGCGATTACGAGGCGAGGCTTCAAAGCAGCTCGAAGGAGCGCGAGGAGGCCGAGACTGCGGCGCAGGAGCGCGCTCAGGAATATGAGCAGCAGCTGCGCGAGCGGGCCGCGGCCGGCTTTGCCAGCCAGAAAGCCTCGCTGGAGCATGCTTACGCTTCGGAAGAGCTGAAACTCGCCAACGCCAAGCGGTCCTATGCGGAAATGCTGCGGATCGGTGATTTCGACGCGGCGGCGGAGGCCAATGCGGAAATCGCGCGCACGACGCAGACGATGGCGGCTTATTCGAACAGCTACCACGGCATCGAGGCGCAGGAACAGGCGCTTGTTACCGAGGGCGAGGAGCGTGTCAGGGCTCCGGTGGCCCGCAGGGAAGCCCCTGCCGAGGTTCAACCGGCTCCGCAGCAAAGCGATCAGTTTGAATCCGCGCTTACAGCCATGCATCCAAAGGTTGCGGCCTGGGCGCGCGAGCACAAAGACGACATTTTGCGGCCCGACCGGCAGAAGCTTGCTTTTGCCGCCGATGCGCTGGCCCTGGCTAAGGGTTTGCCAGCCGGTTCGGATGAATATCTTGACCTTTTGGACGAGCATATGGGCTATCTCGACACTGGCACCGAGCCCGAGCCCGTTCCCGTGCCGGTGGCGCAGAACGGCCGCCGCGTTGCTTCCAAGCGGCCAACGGCGGCTCCTGCATCGCGCGCGACCGCATCAAGCGGGGCGATCAAGGTGCATCTGAGCGACTGGGACCGCGAGCAGGCCAAGCTCTTGGGCCAGAGCGAGCGCGAATACGCAACGTTCAAAGTAAAATCGACACAAGGGCAGCTGACGCCGGGCCAGGCCGGCGGGCGTCTCATGGCCCGGTACTCGGCTTAAACGAAGGCACTCCATGGAAAACATGCAGACACAGGCACCCTCTGGGCGCCGCCAAATCCGCGCGCCCTTCAAAGAGGGCGAGGTGCAGTTGCGCCCTGGCGAATATCAGGGGCGCAATGGCGAAATCCTCAAGCGCTCGCCTGTCAAGTTCGGCAATCCGTTCGACTTTCCGGACGATGTGAAGGAAGAGGGCTGGTCCTATCAGTGGATCAGGCAATCGGTCTTCAATTCGACCGAGCATAGCGAAATGGCGGTCATGAAGCGGGCCGGCTGGCGCGAGGTCTCGCCGGATGGCGTCAAAGGCTACTTCAAGGAGGAAGTGCCGGAAGGCCAGAACTTCATCACCCGCGAGGGACTGGTCCTCGTCGAACGGCCGTCCGGTATGACCGAGGAAGCCCAGCGCGAAGCGTTGCGGGCAGCCAATAAGCACTACGAAGGCCAGATTCACAAAATCCACGATGAGAACGCCACGCTTCCGACCGGGTTTAAGGCCCTGCGCGGCGAGTTCGAACGCGAGGCCCCTCAAGCGGCACCGTCTGAATGGAAGCCGCAGCACCGGCCCCGCAAGATCGATCCTGCCGACTAACGGCCTCTTAGACTTTCACCCTACCCCATAATCGTTCCGGCGCCCGGAACCGTTTTAAATTTCTGGCCAAGAAGCGCGCTGCTCTCCGAGCCTTCACCCCTCTCCCCAACGAACCGGATAAAAAATGAGCAATCCGAACGTTCCTTTCGGATTCCAGCACCTTGGCTGGAACCGGGGCGGGCCTGCTGTGACTGGCGGCATTATCGAGCGCAAGATCGCAGCGGGCAACAATACGCCCATCTGCCACGGCGACGTGGTTCAATCTCTCTCGACCGGCTACGTGGCCATCGGTGCCCCTGGCGTTACCGGCAGCAATGTCGCCGGTATTTTTCTTGGCTGCCGCTACCTGAGCACCTCTCAGGGCAAAATGGTCAATGCGATGTATTGGCCGAACGGCGATCACGCCTATGACGGCGTGGCTTTGATCCTGCCGATCGCCGGCGTGCCCCCGCAGCTGTTCAAGGTTCAGGCGTACTCCACGAACTTCACGCTCGAAAATATCGGCGGAACCGTGGACATTAACGTGGGCACTCAGACCATCGTCGGCGGCTACGGCATCTCCGGCATGACCATCGTCGAAGCCGATGCCATCACGGTAACCCTGCCCTTCCGCGTCGTCGATCTCTACTCGTCCATCGCGCCTTACGGCACGCCCGGCACCGACGACACCTCCAGCTACAACATCGTCATCGTTCAGTCCAACCCGGACTACGAGACCGGCATCTAAGGGAGATAGAGCATGTCCATTAATCTAGCCTCAATCTTCCAGGAGCTGCAGCCCGGCCTCATGGCTGTGACTGGCAAGTACAAGGAAGTACCGTTCGAGTTCGCTCCAGTCTTCGTCAAGAAACATTCGAAGATGAATATGGAGCGCACCGTGCAAACCCGGTTTGTCGGGATTGCCCAGCTCAAAAACGATGGCCAATCTGTTGTCTATGACAACCAGGCTGGCGACCGTTTTACCTACAATA